GGTATATTTGCTAATCGAGTGCTTAAACGTACACCAGATTTAAAAACTGTAATTCCAGTTAGAAATTCTGTTGAGTTAATTAAGGAATGTATTCATTATGGTAATTGTCCTGAATTTCCACTCAATGTTGATTCAAAAACTAACTGTGGTTTGACTTGTACTGGTCGAAATTGTATTCATTTTGCTGGTTGTGTTCCTACTTTGGTTAAAGAAGGTGTGACTAAATTGGCTAAGAAATTTGTTGCTACAAAGAAAGGTGGTTTTAATATTTACAATTATGATAGTAATGCTGTTATAGATGTGTCTGGCTTATCAATTCGAGTTGGTGATGCCGCATTTGTTAAATATTTAGAAAATATGCCATCTACTGTTCATAGTCAAAAGTTTCCTATGGGAGATCATGAAATGACAGTTGTTAGAAAACAAAGTAAAAATGAACGTATTAAGCCATTACCCCATTTGAAGAAAGAAACAATTAAGAATGTTGCTAAGCGATGCCGTTATTGTAAGGAAACTCATATAGGTCATAAAGGTTGTATGATAAATCTTGAATCTTTGAGGAAAGCTCATGCTGACTCAATTTTTGTTAAGTTGAGTCCTGAAAGTATTTTAAATGCTGCTCAAAGAATGAATGTTCATAAGTTTCACTCCAGAATGTTTAAAGTAATTGTCGATGGAGATTTTGTTAACAATGCTTTTTGTTTTGGAGAGAAGTTGATTACAACTTTACATGGCCTAAATTTTGTTGATGCTTTTAGTGTCGTTGGATGCAACGCTGTTTATAAGTTAACTAATCAATCTCAAGAGATTATAGATGAAGATTTAGTAACTTATAGAATGAATGGAGTTAGTGGTGAAAAATTAACTTTTGATATTCCAAAGGATGGTGAAGACTGTATGTTGTTAGCTTATGATAGTTTAAGTGATGCTGCTCCTAAGATATCTGTTGGTGTTATTAATGCCTTAGGATATCATACCTGTTCTTCAATAATAGGTAATTGTGGTGGTATTATTATAAATAATAAAGGTGCTATTATTGCTATACATAATGGTGGTTCGTCTTCTATAAATAAAGCGATACCATTGACTGCCGAACTGATTAAAGTCGTTCAGCAGGGTTTTCACTAGATTCCACGGTGCCG